ACATGAAATTATATACAACTTTCCCTTTGAATTATATAATTACACGGTTCTGTATCTTACCCCACGGTTATTGCAGGCTAAACAGATACGGTCTAACCCTTGCGTATCTATTTGCAACGCCTCATAAGACTTTTTAAGGTCGTAACCTAAACCGCCGGGACGAACGCCGGACGTGTTGCCGTCCAACTCATACAAAATATCCATCCGGGTTGCGTTTGATTGATTGCGGTTAACCCTTACGTTGGGGTTCATTGCCAACGTCCGCAATGCAATTGCAGCAACTTGTCTTTGTATTACCGTTTGGAAAATCTGCCTTTGGGAAATAATGAAATCCGTTAAATCGCATCCAATAGTAATTTCGCAATTCAGCCCGTAATTTTGGGTTCGTGTGTACATCGTGTATGCAATATCCCACAACTCCGGGTATTCTGCGAACGTTTCCGGCGCATTATACATAAACGGCGTTACTTGCAAATACTTTGTCAATTCTCGCCAAACCTCAACGGAACCCATGTTGCACGTTCCGCACGGCTCCCGGCTCCAATCCTTTGATACGTTAATTGCTTCCATTCCGGCGGGTAATTCGTCTTGATTGTAGCAAAGGAACCACGCCCCCCCGGCGTTGTTCTTGTCGCTTATATACGGCAAATAACAATCATTTAACGGGAACCACTGAAAACCGCCATTTGTAACGGTAAAATTCAAATCAAAAGTCTTTATTGGGTCTATCTGCGACGAATGAAACAAATACATTCTAACAACCCCGGTTCCCCCGGTCATTTGCAAACCTATCTTTTCAATTTTCGCCGTCACTCCCATTGCACGAACCGGGACAATTTCAAATCCTACCAACTTATGATTGTTTTGCAACGTCGCCCGTATGCGTCCGGCACCATCAAAGAACGTTTTTCGCTCCAACAAATTACGTGTTTCTTTGTCTAACTGCTTAATCTGTGTAAACGTCTGTATTGCGGTCGCAATTCCGTTTCGGGTCATTCTCTCCAAAAAGTCCGTCAACATATTATACGGTTTCCAATATGGGTTTCCGTAATCCTCCCGGCTGTAATCATTATTAAAATCGCTTGCCGTTGGTTCCTCTCCGGTGTTGTCAATTTTAGCAATCCAAACAATACCGTTATGGCTCACTTTCTGCCCGGCTTTGTACGGCAATATCATGTTCCATTCCGGGTATTGCAGCCCCCAATCATCCGGCATAATCGCCGCCATACTATCCAACGTCAAAAGCGGGTGCGCACCTTGAAAATACAACCCACTTTCCGTCTGCGTTAAATTGTCGTCTATCGCCTTTGCCGGGTCGTATGATTGCTCCCATCCGCACACATTTTTTAACGCTTCGCATATTTCATTTATTCTTATCATAAAAACGCCCATTTATTTCCCATATTAGGAATTAAGATTGCAATAAATAAGGGGGCGGGGATAACCACCCCGTCCCCTCGGTTAAATAATTGTTCCGTTTTCCGGCTTATGCGCCTGCACCTCCGGCGGGAAATTCCCCGGCGTTGGTTACATATACAGGCATACCCAAAGGTACATTTTCCGCATGTGCTGCAATCTGCGCTTTGATAATCGGATTTGCAACGGTTGTTGGGTTGCTGTTGTAAGCAATTACAAACGCAACGTCTGCGCTAAATCCAAAATATTCTTTCACGTTGCAAGTCATATCGGCACTCACTGCGCCTGCTGTCTGTGACTGGTCGCCAACTGCTGTGTAATAGTGCGAACCAACGGGCAAATCAATGTACGGCAAACGTACAACGTCCCATTCGTGGAAATTCGCACGGGTGCGGTTCAACGCCTCACGGTCAACACGTGTTAAAACGCCAACGTTACCATCCTCTACGGCAAAGAATGTGCCGTTTTTGCTAGCTTCATTTACGACGTTGTTTGTATAATGGAACACTTTATTTTCGTATTCCATACGCTTGTTTACGTCGTTATAAATACCGTGCTGTGCCAATTTTTTAATAAGGCTGTCAATTCCGGCGTTACCTACGACGTGAACCAAACCCGGATAACAATTTGCACGCATAATCGGGTTAATATCGCCCATAATTTCGGTTGCCATCTGCGTTGGAACCTCAATAACGTTTGCAGCGAAATTGTAATTCAACTTGTCTTTCAATACTTGGGTTTTTCCTGCCTCCAACGCTGAAACGGCTGCTTGGTCTAACGAATTTGCAAACGCTCTGCAAACCTTTTCCATTTTGCGGTTGAAATCGTGCTCATACGAAATTTCGTTGTTCATATACAACGTTGGCACCATTGTAAAGCCGACGGAATATGTCGCCCAAACCACGGTATAAAGTGCGGACGTGTTTTCATCGTCCGGGATAACACACGTACGAACGTTGCTAACCGTAACGTCGCCATCGTAATTGATAACCGGAATTTGTACCGTATTTCCGATTGAGGCAAACGCACGTTCACGCAATTTCGGGGACAAAATGGAATTTCCGGCGTTGGTCTGTTCAATGAAAAAATCTAATGCGCCATACTCGCACGGGCGGGTCATATTACGGTCTAACTCCGGGTTTTCTACTCGCCAATTCTGTAATCTTGTTGCAATTAAACTCATAGTCTTTTTATTTTAATTTGTTATTAAATGCGGGTTTACCCATTACCCGGTTATCTCTCCGGCAATTTGTTAATACTATTTTCCTGCCAAACCTTTCTCATATCTTCGTCAAACTCTTTGGAACCTACCGTTTTACCTTGCGCCATCAATTGTTTTGTAATAAGTTCGTACGCCTCTGATTGCGTTTTGGCTCCGCTTACGTCCAATGTAATTCCGCCGCCTCCGGCACCGCCTGCGGGCTTATTTGTGCCGCCTCCTGGCTGTTGTCTTTGCTGCTCCAATACTCCAATCGTTTCCAATTCTTTTGTCAGCAACTCGGCGGGCGTGAATGGGTTCAACTGATTGTTTGGATTGCGCATAATTGCGCCGCTTGCATCTTTGAACGCCAAAACCTTTCCGCCGTTTCCGTCGTCTATATATTCCGGGTTCATGCCTTTTACTTTTTCGGTCGCCTGCGTCAAAATAACCTTTGTTACGCTTTCCGGGAATCCTGCTTTGAATTTAAGCCCGGCGGCGGCTGTCTGCAATGCGTTGTCAATTCTTACTCCGAACAATTCTTTTTCGTGGTTTGCCTTTTCTGCCTCATACTTGGTTGTCAACTCGGTAAACTGCGTTGTCACGTTCTGCAAATCTGCTTTTGCCTGCTTCAATGCTTTCACGGTTTCCGCATCTGCCGCACCATCGGCAATTGCCTTTTCTAAACGGGCTCTTTCCTTGGTCAATGAATCAATCTGCGATTGCAGGCCGGTTGCGCCATCGGCTTTTGTTTTCATTTCCCCCATTACACGTTTTGCGTAATCATACGTTTTTTCGGTTCCATTTTTAGCGATACCGGAAACCGCCAAAATATCGTCATCCAAAGCCCCGTAAATTTCGCCCGTTTTCTTGGCAATAACGCTGTTTTCGTCATTCTGCGATAATGCTGTTATCGCTGTAATCTGTTCGTCAGACAATCCCGACAAAGCCGCATTTGCAACTAAAATTTCTCTCGTTAACATAATATTCTTACCCTTTGAATTAATTAAGTGCGATTGCTTCTACTTTTCCGCTGTTTGCGTTAATAATATCAATTGTGTATTTTGGGGAATCCCCGGTTGTGTCAACCAACCAACTAACAACACGTGCATGGCTGATTTTCTTTTCAACCTCTTTTGTTACCAAAATAACGTCGGTAATTGTTCCGCCCTTAATACATCCAATCAACTTTTCCTTTGTGTCCTTGTCCAATTCTGCGACGGTTTTGGTTACTTCAATAACCAAATTGTCTTGCTGTGCGATCTGTGCCATATTCGTAATTTTTAATGGTTAAACGTTCTCGTTATTTTCCGGGATTTCGGTTGCCGTTTCTTCTGTCTTTTCGGCTTTCGGCTTTCTTCCGGATTTCTTTGGTTCTGCTGGGATAACTCCGGCGGCTGTCAGTTCTGCAATAATTTCGGCTTTCATTTGTTCACGTTCTGCCGCCTTTGCTTCTGCTGCCGCCTTTGCTGCTGCTTCTGCCTTTGCTCGTTTGCTGGCTTCAATCTTTTCTTTGTTCGCTGCCTCCCAAACGTTCGGGTCGTGCATAATGTCAACTTTATAACCCATTTTTCGCAAATTGTGCAATCCGAATGTTTCAAAGAACTTTTTTCCGAAAACCTGCATACGTGGTCGTGAAATTCTTTCGCCCGTTTCTTGGTTGAATTTTACAACCTCAATACGACAATGATAAAAACTTTCTTCCCATTTTGGAACAATGAAATTTTCCGGGGTAACGTCCAACAATCCGACGTCCTTTGTTTTACCCTCTGTTTCTGCTTTCACTCGCATAATCATAAATTTTTTTTGTTATTACTTCAATTTTCTTGGAAAATGGTATTTGGCTGCCAAATTCCAAAACGTTTGTATTCTCACGTTCAAACCTACGCACTAAATTAGCGAAATTCAATTTAATGCGCAATTCATCCTCGGTAATTAGCTGTTTTTCGTACAATTCTAATACTTCCGGACGTGTCAAATGTCGGTACGGCTCCAATTCTGCCAACACTAACATACGTTGCATTTGTATTGGGTCGTGTCTGTACTCCGTTTCGATAATCTGATTTTGTAGCGCATCCAATTCCCCCTCGCTTGCTCCGCTTTCTTTCGCCATCTTATAACGTTCTCGCAATTGGGTTGCATCAGACAAATAAAACTCGGTGCCATAATTGATTTTTGCCGAAACAAACATTGTTCCATAACGCAAACGGCAAACGGTTTCGTCAACGAACTTTTGCGCCGCCTCAAAGCCTTTTTTTACTCGGTTTAATACCGTGTTTTGGCTTTCAAAATTGGCTTTAATTTGCTGTTCATTTAATGCTTCACGGGTTGTTATTCCCTCGTTGGTACCAACAACCGTCGTAATTATGTTTGTACGCAACCGTTCTTCCTCGCTAACGTTATAATCCAAACTATTACGGTCAACGGTCAACATCTGAACCGGGTTGCGCAGATCCGGCTGTTTGTCGCCGTCCGGTACCGGAATTTCAATGAATGAACCAACCCCGACAATTCGTTTATCTCCGCATTTCGGGCAACGCATCAATAAACCCGCTTGGTCTAATTTATAATAGCCTTGTTTATCTTTCAAAAACCCGCCGTCGCAATAATCGCCGTTTTCGCCGTTCGTAAAATCGCAACTTTGTTCATATCCGGAATAAATCGGGTACGACCCGTACATATCCAAATTTTTCTTTGATAAATGATAAAAAAGGAACCAATCTAAACTTTCCAACTCGGTTGTTAACGGGGACGCCTTAACGTCCGGTTCTCTCAAACTCAATGGTTCGTTCCAAAAAAAACGTGCTGGGCAATATCCCAAATCGTGCGGGCTATCAATCAGCAATTCGCCAATATTGCCTTTTTCCTCGGTAAATACCCGGTATCGTTCATCGTCAATTACGGCAATACGGTTGTCGTCCTGCCGGAATATTATCCAACGCATAACGCCCGTTGTTTTGTCTGCCTTGTATGAAATAACGTGTTCTATTGGCAACCAATAAAAGTACGGTTGCGGGTAATTATCGCCGGGGGATTGCTCTTTTGGCAAATCAACAATTAATACGCTGTTAATTTCGGTTTTGAAATATTCCCATCCCTTTGTGCTCCAAATTTCGGGTTCTTCCAATACGTGTTGTCTGTAATACTCCCAATCGTCCCTTTGTTCGCTGTTCATAAACTGATAATTGAACGCCGGGTTACGACCGTCAAAAATGCGGCTCAACTTATCAAAACAAACGCCCGTTATCTCGTTTGTCTTTACGGGGTAACGGAACAATGTTTTGAACACTTTGAATTTGTCTGCGGGTATAAGGTTTGAAACATAAGCCAAAAAATCGGTCACGGGTTGCGTAATGTATGGCGTCAACGCCTTTTCCGCATGAAATCGTATGCGGTTTTGGTGGTAAATCGCCCTACTTATCGCCGCTTTGTTCCGTGGCTCCGTTATCTGCTTTTTTATTTCTCTTATATCTAAGCCCATTTTCTTTGTCAAATTCAAATTTACTATTTTCCGGTAACTGCCAACCGCCGTTATTTGGCATTTTTAAAAGTCTTTCGGCGTGGCTAACTTCAAAATCTCGTGTCGTTTTCAATGTTTCATTTTCCAACGTCACTATTGTTTGTTTACCCTGCTGCATTTTTTAAGTCTGTTAGCGGGTTAAAATCTTCCGGTACGATAATAGCCAAATCATCCGACCAATTAGGTAAAAACGTCCATTGTATTGCGTTGCTATCGGGTGCCTCAAATCCTCCCAATGTTTTATCCCCGATAAACAAAGAACGAATTGGAATAGGATAATGCGTTGTTGCTGTTGTCGGGTCTTGCAATGCACCAATTGCGCCGTTTTCATCAAACAAATAAACCCCCAAATTTTGGGAATCGCTTTCACATTGCAACTCTTTCAATGCTTTAATCAGTGATTGCGGCATTTTACGCATAACCGCCGTAAATGGGGTTGGCTCACGTCCAATAATTTCTTCAATACCGCCCAACGTTTCGTTTCCTCCGCCGAACGTACGGGGTGCGCCTGCTTCTGCTGTCGGTGCTTGGATATACGGGGAGACAACAACTTTCGTGTCGTCCTCTGCCGATAACAACGGCGTCCATGACGCTTTTTTCCCAATACCCGCCGTCGTGGTAAATGAATTTTTTTCTCCGGTGCTTTTATACAATCTCTGAAACGCTACTTTCTGAATCTGTCCGAAACTCTCGGCACACATAAAGTTTGGAATGTTTGGCAACGCTGCTGCTGCCGGGCATTTACAAATAGCCATAATCTTAATTTTTTAACGTTAAAACTTTTGTTATTATCTCCGGGGGCTAACCCTTTGCCCCATTACTTATTGCAAAGTTATAATATTTTCGGCTAAAGCCTTGCATATATGAAATAAAATGCTAATTACGACGTTTAATGCCCCTTGTTGCTTGGCTGTATGGTCTTGTATCGCCGTCCGCCAATTCCTTTTCATATATTCCGGTCAAACCGTCCTCCGGGTCGTCATGCTCATTTGCTGGGAAATCACGCAAAAACCCGGTTACGTGTTCATGTATCTTTGGAAAACGTTCCTCCCATCCTAACGGCATTATGATTTGGGCGTTGACGCTTGCCGAATTTGTTATAATGCGGCTTTCCTTGTTGGCACCTTGGTAAAATGGTTCGGAAATCGCTTTTATCTTTTTACGTATCAACTTTTCAAACCCGGCACCGCCGTTGTTACTTTCAATCCATGCTTTTTGCGTTCCACAACGGTTTATCATTTCCGGGACGGTAACGGCTGTTACTTCTGTATTTTCCTGCGTAAATACCATGTCAGTAATTAGCGCATACAAAATCGGTTCAAACCGTTTCTTTTGTTCGTTCCATGCCTCATTACCGGATTTGTAAACGTCATAACACGCCGAAAATGTAAAGTCGTCGCCCTCGTCTGCCACGTCTGTATAATTACCACTACGTACGAACGTTCCCCATTCTGATTTGTCAACGTACGTTCTGAACGGGTTCCGGTACAATCTACCCTCTGCGTTTCCGGGGTTCCCTTGATATAAGCATTGAAATTGTACCGGGTCTAATGCTCGTTGCCCCTCCAATTTTGCCCGGCTGTGTCGTCTATCCCATAACGCCGCCCCCGGTTCCCGTGGGTCAATCTCTGTTGGCTCCCCGGTTTTCAATCCCTCAAAGTTAACGCGTACCCATGCGCCCGCCGGAATGTTCTTTACATCGTCCCAACTTTTAATATTAATTACGGTTTCCCCGCTTTTTTCAATACGTCCAATCAAATCATCATCATGCCAACGGGTAAACACAATTAATTCTTGGGAATCATTATGCAAACGGGTACGTACAACGGTCGTGTACCATTTCCACGCCGCATTACGTACAATCGGGCTGTTGCCCTCGGCATAATCTTTGTAAACGTCGTCCAAAATAGATACATCAACCGTTTTTGACGTCAAAGAACCGCCACGACCGACAACACGCAACAAACCCTTATGCCCAACCATTTCTATGACGTCAGAATTTCGTAAATACGTATTAGCCATTGTTACGACGTTGGAACCGTTCAAATACGTTTCCGGGAACAATTCCCGGTAACTTGGCGTATCAATTATTCTTTGAACATCACGGTTAAAATCTCTCGCAATCGTTGCAGCATAAGAACCTATACAAATCTTTGTGTCCGGATTTAAACCCAACATGAAAGCGGGCAACTTCCGGCTTGAACCCTCACTATTATGCGTAGGAATAAACGTATCTCCAACCAAATAGATACCCCCCTCTACTTGGATGCAATTACCATAACCCAAGCCCTCCTTTCGTTCAATAGAAACAATAGCACGTTTCTTATTTATGGACAATTTCGTTATCTTCTTACGTTTTACTTTTGTCGGGAAAGTCATTGTAGGATTAAAACAGAGTTGATATACTATCTTCTTCCCTACTATTCCGCTACTACTAACCCTAGGTTTGAATTCACACACAACTACAGACTGGCCTAATGAGCGTAATATAAATGCTGCATCGTCTATAATCCGCTTGTTTGTGTTGGATATGGTTATACGTCCGTTTCTGTGATACACATACCCATCTGTATCAATTAATCCAGCAATCACATTCTTGCGAACTTCAACTGAATTGTATTTATACATATCCGGTATATGTTTATTCTTAATTAGTCCATTATTTTTTAGTAAAAGATTCAATTCTGGGCTGTAGAACTTACGTGTTGTCGTGCCCTTACTTTCTTTGAATTTATATGTACTATTCCCTATTATTTCAACATCATTATTGCCAATGTGTATAATTCCACATGAGCTATCCCCATCTCCTAGCCACGCTCCTAAAACGTATGGGTCTAAATCTACATTCCGACTATCAAACATTACGCAAACATTGCTATCTACATGGTATTTATATCGGCTTCCTCTTTTTCCATCTCCATTATATATTGTGGAGGATGCCATATACTTCGTTTCTATAGTTTCCTCTTTCTGTCGAAATCTATTATATACCGTCCATTCGTGATTGCCATGACATTCTATCTTTGCTCCATCAGAAAAAGAAACTACATATTCGCTTCTTGTTTTTTCTGACACCCATAAGACTTTAACCGGTGTTCCATCCCTACCAAACACGTAATCCCCTACAATTAAATCACCATGTTTTTTTAGCCCTTTAGTGGTAGCAACTATCTGATTATCTGATATTTCCTTACCATGTTGAGGGGGCATTTGCACAATCATTTTCTTTATTTCGCCGTGGGCGAACTTATCCAATAGCGTATAATAAACGACGTGGAACGGTTCCAAAGCCAAATCCGGTTGCATGTACCGGGCAAAGTTTATCAGCCTATGGCGTGCCGCCGCTTTTACTATCTCGCCGGGGTTGTTTTTCAATGCTGCATACATTTTAAGTAATTGTTCATTATCCATTTTGTTTAATTCTTAAAAATAAACCATATATTTTTGTCTTACCCCCGTATTTTTTCTGACTTAAAAACCGGAAATCTTAAAAAACAACCAATTTATTGTTTCATTTTCCATTTGTCGCACGCTTTTTCCGAACGTATTATACTGCAATTTTCGACAAACGGGCATTTTAAACAAATTGGGTTCCCGTCCATATCCAAATTTGAATGGTCGTAATAATATTTACCCCAACCACAATTCCCGCACGTGTGTACGGGTTTCGGTTCATCTTTTTTCTTGATATTATTCTTTGTTGTTCGTACCATCGTCAATTACTCCTTTTTCTGCTAATTGTTTTTTATATTCTGCTGTTTGCAATTTATCGGCGACCGCAAACAACAAATCCTCCGGTATTGCGGCAACATCATATTTCGGCGCATCGCTATTTGTATTTTCTTTCAACCCCGGTATATCAACTTTTATTGGCGCATCAAATCCCAACATCTTTGCCCGGCGTTGCTGTACATTCAAAAGCAAATCCAAAAACCGGGGGTTTCCGGCGGACGTTTCCGTTGTGGTTTCCTCATACCCGTAATATTCCGGGTTGTCGCCATCCTCCAACACTTTACGGGGCTTTGCGTTCTGTCTGTTTTTCTCTCGCAATTTCCCGGTCTTTGAACGTTCCCACGCCTCCCACAATTCAACCTCCATTTTATCCAACTTTCGCAATTCCTGCGTAACGTAATCGTCTATATTTTCCATACGTTCACGTTTCCACTCAATTAGCAAATGTTGCATATCCCAATATACCATTTGTTTTGTTATGGTATAACCGACGCCACGCCGGGCGTTTTCCTCATTCAGTCTTTCCGAAATTTCCCTATACGTGTAACCACGTAAAAACAGATTTGAACAAAAAGCCAAATCAAACTCCCTTTGGTCTTTTGTTCGTTTGCACATTTTCGGGCGTCCGCCCCTTTGTCTTTTACTCGCTTCCATTTTTTAAACCTTTTTATAACAGCAAAGCCATTTACTTTGCTTTCCTCTCAAACGTCGCTTTCCCTTTGCTTGTTATTTTCGGGGAATTTTCGTTTTAAGCGGGTTTTGTTTGTTACTTGATACTTTTTATTGTCTTTTGTGCTTTCTTCGTCCTACGGGGCTTATTTTGGCTTTCTTTCGTTCCGGTACCTAAACGGCAACGCCCCGGTTATAATTCCAGGGCGTTTTTTTATGCCTTTTCTATTTCATCAACTTCGATTGAGTTCATTAAACTAATTCTTTTGTACGGTGTACCATCCTTTTTGTTTTTTACCCATTCAATAAAAAATTTACCGTCGCTTTGTGGCTGTACATTTACTATTGTTCCGGTTTCTTTTACTCTCTCCAATTCTTCCGGGGATAACTGCCATTTGGTAATTATAAGCCCCTGCGGGTCATTGGGGATTTTCATTGCAGGTAACGGCATATATTCCGGTTGGTCTTTTGCAAATACTACATTCACGCCGGGAAATTCAACGGGTTTCATTGCCTTGCTCCTTTCTTGGTTTCTTTCTAAACTTACGTTTCTTTTCCGGTATCTCAATACGGTGTATCTCAACACATGCGCCAAAAACCTTTGCCAACTTTCCGGCAACTTCTTTTACTTCTTCCGGTATATCATTTTGAGGCTTTCCCGACGCATCGGCGTTTTTCTGTTTTAGCAATCCGGCGATTGCTGTTTTTTCCTCTTTGTCCGTTGTCGTCTTGAAACGCTGAATCAGATTTGCAATTGGTTGCGTTCTCATAAAGTCAGCACATTTAAAACGGTCTTTGCAAATATTGTAATCATCCGGGTAATTGTGTTTTGCATCCTGCGAACTCTTTTCGTCTGCCTTTCTGAATTCGTGCCATTCGTCACGGCGGGCGATTGCTTCCGAAAATACCGCCATTGCATCAATACAAACTTGTGCCAAAATAAAATCCGGGGTCTCTCTCATTTCCTTTTCTAAACCGTGCTTATTAATAAGTTCGGTTAGTTCTTGTTTAAAATCTTTTTTCATACGCTTAAACTTCTATATGTTCAATTTGTGGTAACTTCTTTATGTATTCCAACATCGCCGTTTTGCTTTCCTCGGTTTCGTCGGTTCTGTTTATTACCAACTGAATAACTTCCAAAAGATAATCGCTATCAATACACGCATTATCAACGTCGGTAATATTATACAATGGTTCCGTTATTTCCTTGACGGCTTTAAATGCTTCTTTTGTCAACTTTGCGGCTTTTTTGAATCTCATTTTTTCGCCCTTTTCAAAGCATTTGCCTAAATGGTTTAATTTATCATCAGCGTAAAAAACGCATGTATGTGCCATGTCCGCCAAAAGATACGCCGTATTTGTAAGGAACAACGCTTTTTTTCTTAATTCTTCTTTTTCTTCGTTTGTCATAGTCTTTTGTTAAAACGGTTCTCAAAATATTTGTATTATTCGGCGGTTTCCTGCTGCATATTACCGCAAACCGGGCTTTCCGGTTTGTTGTGTGGGTGTTTGCGCATAAATTCCGGGTTTTTCTCACGTCCTGCAATTTTAGTATATGCCATTTCCTGCAATTCCTTTTGGCTATACCCTAATAATGCCGCAATATGGAATAAAACAACGTTTACGTCCGCCAATTCGTCGATAATATCATGCGTTCCGGGATTAATTTCGTTTATTTCTCTTTGCGTTTTTTCCCTGCTTAAATATCTTTCAAACGCTTCAAACAATTCGTTGTATTCCTCGGCTAATTTTCCCAATCTTTTTTCTATATTCTTGCCGAAAAGTTTATTCATCTTTTCAAACAATCTCTTTTCGTCAAAGGTCAATCCGGCGGTATTGGCGTCTTTTTCTTCAAAATTAGCCATAAACGTTTGCATATCCATTTTGCCAAATTTTCCGTCCGGTGTCAATACAATAAAATTTCCCTCCGGTACGTCCAACATTACGCCGTTTTCGGTCGGGAATGAATAAACCGCCAAACCTCCGGGCGTTCTCGGCATCTGCATTATTCCGCCTCCGGTAAAAATCTGCAATTTTTCCCAATTATCACGCTTTACGGGTAATGCACGAACTTCTAACAATCGGCGGCAATAAATATCCCCGGCGGTTTCGTCCGGCATACCTAAATTTGTGCACAACTCATTTGGCAAATTTCCCGCCCCTTTTTCGTATTCAACAAAGAATATTGCACCACGCAAAAGGTTTTGTTCTTTAATCGTCTTTACGTCTTTTATTCTTTTTCCGTATCTGCCTTGAACTGCACATATTGCGGCTTCAATTATTCTTTCCTCTTTATCCGGGGCGTACATTTTAAGTTCAAAGTAATTTTCTTTCTCTGTAACTTCCGGGTCTGTTCCCGTTACATCTTCAATCATCAAAAACGTTTCCGCATCAAACGGAATAAAACTTCTTTTTTCCATATCCAATTAATAAACGGTTAATAATAAAACAATCAGTCCTCCGGAAATTGTGGCGTACAAATCTTTTTTATCAAATACGCCTCCGTGTTTTTTGTTGTAAACCTCACGCAATACCCCGGTTAAAATTACTGCTATCAATGCGATAATACGTGCAATCATTCCCGGAATCCCGATAAATGAAACCAAACGCAAAACCAACATTACAACAATCATTCCCGCTATAATATGCAATAATTTATCGTGCGGGATTGATACTATTAATTGAAATATCTTTTTCATCGCTTTTTTTCTGTTATGTTATACAATTTTCTGAAATATATTACTTTGTTATCGCTACGGCTTGTTCTGTGGCATTTAAGCCCAACCGCCGGGCAATCGTCTTTATGGATAACGCAACACGCGCATCTACTTAAACATACATATTTGCCAACATTTTCAATCAGTTTATCAGACGGTTTAACCCATCTTTCCGCAATTATTACCATACCCCGGTAAACTGCAAGTTCGCCGGGGTTGTATTCACGTCCGGGTTCAAACGGTTGTGGTTTCTTTATTCTCATTTTCTATCGAACTAACCAACAAATCCAAATTTTCCTCTGTTCCGGAAATTGAAATTCTTGCTTTCCCTGCTCCCATTACCGCCAATTCCGTAATTGTGCAATCATATTTGCCTGCGGATTTTTGAAACTTTGCCGCCTCATTTAATGGCAATATTTTTGTTATCTCTTTCATCGCTCACGTTTTTAGTATTTTACATTACAAAGTTAATAATTTATTTTGGTTTTTATCCATATCAGCCGGAAACCAACGGAAAAACAAAGCAATTTAATTTCAATATCTAAATAAACGTCATGTCCTTTTACGCCCTCAACCATAACTCCGGGCGTCAAATAAAATTGCTTATACTTCCACAAACTTTGCAGATACAAATAAAACCCGATACGTCCAATATGGAATCCGATTGTTTTCATTTCTCTATCTGTTTTTTTATCTGTTCCCAACTCTTTTTGTCAATTACCATTTTCCGGGGGTATTGTATTATTTCGCCCTTGGTATATACGAGATTATAGATACCCAATTGCCCCTTAATTGGCATTTCAACAACACGTCTTGGGTTGCGCATCATCCATCCGAAACCCTTTGTTATTTTTGCCCTCTTTTCCTTTGGAATCCGGGTGTTTTCCCAATCCTCCGGCGTAAACTCTTTTATCGGCTTCACGTCGTACAACTCAACCAATCCCAAAGTAACGCCGCTTTCCATTCCGGGATAAACCGGTTTTGCCGACGAACAAATAAGAACGTCGCCACGGTATGACGTTTTTTTGCTTCTAACTTCAATTGATTTTCGCCCGTAAACAACGCCGTTTTCGTCTTTGTATGCCGCCGTTACCAAATCATTTGCGTATGGCTGTTTGACGGTCAACGCACGCCAACGGTCATGCTTTTCCGGGTTGTAATCCTTATTGCTGTACTGCATATCATTTCGCTTTTTTGTTATTCCCGGCGGGCTGGTCATATACTGCAAAACCAATCGGTCGTCTTGGCTCCGGTTCCGGTTGTTTCGGCGGGATAAACTCACAAACCGCAATAACCTTATTTCCTTTTGTCCGGGTGCCAATCAGACGGGAACCCGCCGGAATTTTTATTTCAATTTCAAATCTCATTTTCAAAACGGCAAATCATCATTTGGCGTTGGTGGCGGTGGCGTTGGTGCTGCTTCCTGCTGTCCTCCGTTCTGTCCGTCTTTCTTTGGCGTCAACATTTCCATATCATACCCGTAAACCTCGGTAATAAAATGTTTAACGCCGTTGTTGTCCTCATAACTGCGGGTTCTCAATTCCCCCTCAATGTATAATTTATCGCCCTTTTTAACGTACTGCCCGGCTATCTTTGCCAAACCATTTGACAATACAATGTTGTGCCACTCTGTACGTTCCGGAATCTCTCTGCCGTCTTTTGTCGTGAATCCTCTTTTGGTTGTTGCCAACGGGAATTGTGCGACAACTCCGCCATTATCAAACGTTTTAACGTCGGGGGCTTTTCCGGTATGCCCCATCAAAATAACCTTGTTTACACTCATACAAAAAACGTTTTAATTATCCAAACAATGATACTATACAACGCCCACATATAAGACGCAACCGTTAACGCCACGAACGTATAATACAATTTATATCCGGTTTGTTTTTTGATTTTCATCTACTTAAATTTTACGCTATCCAACAAATATTCTTTTTTCATATCCGACCATCCGGCGGCATGATTTATCGCTTTCCGGTCGTCGTCGTAAACAAATCCAACTATCCAACCGCCGACGTTTGATTGTTTTATTAGTCTTACCAATTTACCGACGAAAAAAGAACGGTATCGGTAATATGCTGAATTTTCACTAACAAACAAAACCCGTCTTTCTGCATTTATTTCGGGCGGATTTTCGATTTGCGGGCGTTTCTCCCTTTCCGGGTACCTTTGTACCCTTTTAAAATCATTTTGGATTGAACGGCGGGAAATTGCCCCGTAATCGGGTGTTCTTTTTTTCGTCCTCATATTTTCAAACTTCTATATCGTTTTGAATTATTTTTTTATAACTACCGCCATTGTACTAATAGATGTGCCACTCTCTTTAAACTCCCCCGCGCTGATTTCAAACACTTCTCCATGTACTTCTTTCAGCCAGTTTCGGAAATCAATACATTTCTTTTCCGAAGCGAATTTCCAGTGTTGGCTAGTTATTGCTGCAAGCGTGCCGCCTTCTTCCAATCGATCATACATAAGCCTGACATGCTCTATATCCTGATTACCGGAAAACGGAGGATTTGCAATAATCTTAGTGTAACTACCTACACTGTCTTTGGTAAAGTCTTCATCAAGCAATATTACGTTGCTAAGGGTATGAAGAAATTCTCTGTTTTCCGGCATCAGTTCATAGCATTCTACTGTTACAGAAGGACAAGCCCTATGAATGGCTTTAATGAGAGCACCGCGGCCGGCACTCGGCTCCAGTACCGTATCATCCTCATATATCCCTCCGGCAAGCATAACCAGCCAGTCGGCAACATCGGCCGGAGTTTCAAAAAACTGGTAATCCTGCTGTAGGTTGCACCGTTTACCCTCTTTCAGCATGGAAAACACACGCTCCGGATTAAACGGGAATGTGAACCCCTGTATCTTCCCACCTTGCCATGAGCCGCCGGCTTCTTCTATCCACTTCTTTGCTTCGGCATAAGATTTTTTATTGAATTGAACTTGAGGAAGTTTGAGGATATTATTCTCAAGAGTACAATGTTTCAGTATTTCTTCTACATTCCATTTTTTACCTTCGTCAGCCTGTTTCTTCTTTTCCCCAATCGGAGCGTCAGGTGCTAACAGTGAAGATATTTTCGTTATAACCATATTACTCGCATCCATGAAAGTATTAATACAGGAAAGTGCTTCCATAAGAAATTCAGTATCAACATATCCAGCTGCGTCATAAATATCTATACATTCAGTCATATTCGACAATTCATTGAGCTGGTCTACACTACCACGTAACATTTTTATTAAAGTCTCTTTGTTGTTCATCATAACTTTTCTGTAAATAAATTCTTGTTGTATCTACACTACCATGACCGAGAAGGTCTGCTAATTGAATTATATCTTTAGTTTTCTTCAGGAACATTTTAGCAAAGAAGTGCCGGAAGGCATGAGCGTGCATTTTTTTTGAATCGATACCACAATGTTTACCCCATGCTTTCAGGTTTTGTGAAAAACCTCTCTGAGTCAACGGTCCGTATCTCCCGACAGCAAGAGTACCGGACTTGCCTGTCTCCTTTATATAGTCCTTCACCTCCTGTTGTAATTGCTTCTGGAAAAAGAAACGCCGATACTTGTTTCCTTTCCCTTTCAAAACAACCTCGCCAATTGCTATATCCTCCCATGTGAATTGCTGAAACTCCGAGAGCCGGGCTCCTGTAGTACCCAATACCTTGATGAAGAAATAGTAATCCTTGTTGGATTTCGTTTTCAGGAAATCCAACAGCCTGTTATATTCCTCTTCTGTCGGGACATTGTCCACATCGAGCTTGTGCTTCATCTTAGGTCGCTTAAGCTCTATCGGCTTTTTTAGCCATTTAGAAAATTTTTCCAAAGCGGTGATACGCAGACGGATAGTCTGTGGAGATAATGATTTTTCTTCTAAAGTCCGTATAAACCGCTTGCAGTTTTCCATATTTATGACATTGGCATATTCAAAGTATTGCTTCAAGGATGTATGATAAATATCCACTGTATGTGGAGAATAATCATTGTTGTCGGTTAACCATACTATAAAATCATTCAACAGTTTTCTATTCTTGTCTGAAATGGCATCAAGCTTTTCTAACGTCTTTATTTTCTGCTCTCGGCGGTTATATCCTATTTTAAGGTGGTGTAATAAATCACAAATCGCTTCACTCATCAATGGATAACGTGCCCCAATATTGGCATTTTCACGCTTATAAGCCAGATAGCTACGACGATTGACACCTTCAGCATTTTCAAGAAAATCCGTTACATATTTGATATATTTCCCGACAGTATCATAAGTCCTTCCTGTCGTATATATGTAAGAAATATAATCAGTTAATATCTTCTGTCTGTCACTATTCATGGTTATTTATTTCTTTTTTTTGATTTAATCTTGATTGGATTGTTTTTGGTACCAGTACCCAACCATTTTAATTGGATGCCATGTATCCGGAGCCAATATTTAAATTCGGACGTGGTTGTCTGTTTCATATCTATATCTTTGAGTATTAATTTTTTTCAATGAAAGTATTGGTTGTATTCAACACTCCGGCTGAATCTTGACTTTTGCCATCTCTTATGAAGATTCCTTCTTCTTTCAGCCTTTCATAATCGATTTTATTCATAAGAATAACACTCGCATTGCCATCTATATACAGTTTGCATTGCATGAATTGAGTTCCTTTTACTTCCTCAATTACGTCTATTTGCATTGTTCTTTTTTTACTCATATCTGTATTCGTTTTTAAGCAATTCAATAATCCGGACGTTGCCCGGATATATACGCATTTTCGTTTTATCCCCATTCTCCCAACATGAATGATGTTCAAAACATAGTATATTTATATTTCTTGCATCATGCGCCATTTCGGGAAACGCTCCACGGGTCAATATATGCGAACAATAAACGGCGGAATAATTCCGTAACGGCTTTAAACATTCCTCGCATCTGTGCGGCTTATGTTCCCAAACCCACCGGAAAAACCGTTGGTTGGCAACGGGAATGTCGCCACGTCCTAAAACGCAATTCCCGAACAATTCCCGTTGTAACTCAACACGCAACCGTATATCTAACCGAAAATTACGAATATCCAATAACGGTTCGTAACCACGTGCAACGCAATATTCATATTCGCAACGCTCGGTCAACAATATTGGCTCCATTACATATTGTCTGTATCGTCCGCCGGGTCTGCCATTTCCGGGAACATATCATTTTCATTTTCGTTGTCTGCATCATTTACGTAAACTAACGGGTTTGGTCCCCCATCAGCCCCGAACAAATCCATTTGCGCCTTTTTGCCCTCAAACAGAAATTCGTAAACCTCGTTTTCAATATCGCAAACAATGTTTTCCAACTCTTCCTCAAAACCGAACGTTTCAACGTTATATTTCATTCGTGGGGTATTGATTGCTGTTTTCTGATTGTTTGACATGGTAAACAATCCGGTTAAAACGACGCCTACGTTATCATCTTGCCCGGACAAAGAAACGCCCCTAACCTCTATATTGTCCAAACATTCTTCCGCAAATGCGGCTGCAATATCTGTTTGTTTCTTTGTTGCTTTAAACTCCGGCGTTGCCATCATGGTTTTAAATGACGTTATGTTGAATACACGTCCCATAATCGGGCGCAAATCATTAAACAAATGACGCAAATCCGGGTGTATGTCTTTTGCACTCAATACATGGTATTTGTTCGTGTAATTCTCATTTCCGACAACTTCCGTTACTTCATAATGTACGTCTAACCCGCCATCTTTCAATAACTTTACTTTCGATAATGAAAAATTTTCCTTTGTAGGAATCAGCATAACATTTTGTTTTTTTTCGCTCATAATTTTTTATCTTTATTGTTTCCCGGTTCCTCCGGGAAGGTTTCTTCTTGGAAATACTCGCACGGTTCATCATCAGCACAACGACCGGACAAACAACATACCGGATAATCCACGCAATCAATGCACATTTTTTTTTCGTTCATAATTTAAAAGTCTGTTTCATTTAACAATTTTGCAACCTTGTTTTCCGGCTCTGCATCCGGTGCAAATATCGGTTTCGGGTCGTGAACTAAAACTTCCCTTTTTACCTTTTTGGTCTTTGCGGGTTCCGGTTCCGGGTTAAACTTCAATTGTTCCGCCGGATATTCTTTTGGTTTCAGTTCTATAATACCATTTTCCACCAAAACCGGAATACAACGTTTGCAGGCTTTCACGTCCTCCAACGCATCATGCGCCGGGAATGTTTCGCCGGGGAAACACTTGTTGTAAAGTTCCTCCAATTTCGGATATTTGCCCGGACGTCCGTTTTCATACAATGCGCCAACAAATTTAATTGTTTTCATCATCGTATCAATTCGTTTGCCCTTAAACAATGCGTCCTCGGCTTTTTCGTCGTAATACTCACGCCCCATAATTCGCAATATCATTGCTTTTACAATTGACGTATCAAAGTAAATGTTGTGTCCTACCAACAAACGGGCTTTTTCGCAATCCTCCAAAAATTCGCCTATAATATCAGCAAATGGGACGCCCTCGGCGTTTGCTCTCTCTGCTGTAATTCCGTGAACTTCTGTTGACGCTTCCGGTATTTCCCATCCCTCCGGCTTAATAATGTAGGAACGTTCCTTTTCGTTTACCGCCCATGCCAATTGCACAATATTTGGAAATTCCGCAAAATCAACGTCCCATTTTGCGCCCTTTGGGGGCAACCCGGTTGTTTCACAATCGAACGTCAAAACATCTTTCATAATGTCGTTTATCTCATTTCCTTTGCTGTCTTTCAATGTTACTTTTTTCATAATCAAATTTCATTTGGGTCTGCTATATATATATAATATTCTTCACTTGCAAGTTGTTTTAAAAATTCGATATGTTCTATTAATTCCGCATTGCTCAACTCTGCAATTGTCCGCAATCGGGTTTCATACTTTCCGGTGTTAATATCCGGCGTTTGCTCATACATAACCGGGGACAACTCACGCAAACGGTGTTCCGTCTGTTCCTCTGTCAGACGCTCCCCGGCTTCCCATATACCCGACCGGAACGTTGGTACAACGTAATTGAAATAATACCCTTTCAATGCCTCCGACGAACCGGGGGACGCAACGGTAAAACGGGCGATTATGCGGCTACCTTTGTGCATTGCAAAGAATTGGTTCAACTCTCCAAAATACATTCGTAATTTGCCATCATTACCGATATTACCACTACTTGAAATTTCACGCCTTTTCATTTTTATACCTCCACATATAACCTTTATGATTTTTTCTTTCTCCTTTGCATACCTTACATATTGCAATTGGGGAAAATCCGTTTATTTTAGCTGCTTCATTAATACTATTGTACTCTTTTACAATAACTCCATTTTTCAGCTGTAACACTGGCTTGCTTATATCTCGTGCTGATAATTTTAAACATTTTGACAATGTTATCGGATTATTATTATTTTCTAATCTTGTTACCCAACGAAGATTTGAAACATTATTATTACTTCTATTTGTATCAATATGGTCAACAAATTGCTTTTTATGTGGATTTTCAATAAATGATTTTGCAATTAAAACGTGAACTAAATACGTTTTATGAAAATCTTTTTTCCTTAATTCAACTATCTTATATCCATTTAGATTTGCTTGTCTTAAAAATCTTTCATTAATGGTTTGTTTCCATCCGTTTTCCCGTGTAATGACTCTTTGCAATGATTTTACACGCCCCAAATTACTAACTTGATATATCCCTGCATATCCGGGAACATCTTTCCAAATTTCATTTTCCATAATTACCAACTTTTAAGAACTGCCAACAAATAAGAAAAGGGGACGGGCTGTTGGCTTGCCCTTTCGGCCGGTTAATTACTCCGACCTATCCCCATTGCAAATATAGATATTATTTTTATTTTTCATTCAATATGTATTTGATAAATTGTTACAAATACCGTAACACCACCGTAACAATTATACAAACTATTTTTTAATACTTTCATTGTCTTTCTTTTCTTGGTCAACCAATTGTTTCATTGTAATATTAAACGCTTCGCCGCCAACTTCCAATATAAACTTTCTTTCGCTGCTTGAATATCCCTGCAACTTCTTATCCATTGCATTTGCATACAATACCGTCATTTGTCCCGGTTCAAAAACTCCTCGTTCCTGCAAACGGTCTATCGGGTGCCGCTTCAATGGTGCGTCCGCCATCATTCCGGTTTTTCTGCGGGTGTTTTCCAAATCGGAAATAACCACTTTCAGATTATTATAAAAAGCGGGTGTTTTCAACACGTCCGCAATTGTCATTTCTTTAACTTCCATATTGTTTTGTTTAAGGGACGCCGGGGAACCGACGCCCCGGTTAATTACTCGCTTTCTGTGTATTCCTCAATAATTAAATCCTGCTGTCCCCTTACAACACTTTCAATAAAACCTTGGAATCCCTCTTTTTTTGCCAAATCCAGAATTGCCTGCAATCTCTTTTGTCCCAAACTTTCGCCCCTCGCAATTCTGAATACCTTAACCGTTGGGTTACTTGCAATAATCAGTTTTGCGGCAACCTCCATTATTTGCGAATCTGAAACCTTTCCGGCGACAAATGGGACGTCATTTAATACTAACCCATCATCACTAAACGAAAGCCCGGAAATCGGTAATTTCGCCGACGAAATAAGTTTTTCACGCTCGGCGGATAATTCCGCAATTTCTGAATCCATCTTTTCCGCTTCTGCTTTTTTGTCGTCTGCTTGTTTTTTCTTTGAAAGATAATCGGCAACCTTTGCAGCCTTTTTGTTGTGTTCCTCGGCTTCTTTCAATTGTTTTTCTGTATCGAAATTATTCGGGTTCAAAGCCTCATAATCTGTTAACCATTTTTCGGCACTTGCTATTTTTCCCTCATAATCTTTCTTTTCTTCTTCAACGACCGAAACGGTTTGTTTATACGTCTTTTCGGCTTCTTCCATTGCTTTCTTTGCCGCCTCAATTGCTTTATTGTATGAATCTTTGGCGGCTGCCAAACGTACCGGAATCTCTGCCAATCTCCCCTTTCTTTCTTCCATACGTAAACGCACGCCCTTTGCTTTCTCAACCAACTTTGCGTTTTCCTGCTGTTCTTTCATCAGTTCCGTAATGTCCTTTGGTTTGGCATACGTTTTCAAATCCTGCGTTGTCAATCCCTGCCCGGCTGCATCTGATATTGATTTGTAGGTTTTCAAATCTCGGTTTACTCCGGTACGTTCTGTTTTAAGCCCGGCAACGGTTGTATCAATTTCGGCAATCCTTGTTCTTACTTCTTCCGGCAACAAAGACTTTACAACCTCAATTTGCTTTCTGCGTCCCTCGGCGGTTTCCGACCAACGGGAAAATTCCACGGCGTCAAAATCTGTATAACCGAAAATCTTTTGCAACATAGAAACGTTATCACTTTTCATTCCGGTTGTCTTTGATTTAATTGATAACGTGCCACGTGGGTTTGCTTTTGTGAATTTCAATTCAACCTCGTATTCCTCTCCGTCGTCGCCGACAATCATTTTTGCAAAACCTTTGCTTTCTCCGTTCTTCAATACGGCGTCACGGTTCCCGGTCAACAAAGCCCCAATTGCTTTTAATACGGTTGATTTTCCCAACTCATTATCTCCGGTAATGAAATAAACGTTACCGTCGAAATCTGCGTTAAACTCTTTAATTACTTGGAAATTTACCAATTCTAATTTCTTAACTATCATTTTTGCTCTCGGTTTGTGCCGGGGTTTCCCCCGGCGGTTAATATTATTTTTTTGTTTCTCTCATTCTTTGGTATATCATTGTTTGCACCTTAACAAATGCGTCCCGGCTTTCTTTCGCTTCCTCAACCGTGCAATCAGCAATGAAATTTTCCAAACGCTTGTATAATTCGTAACAGTCTTTTTGCATTTTGGTTAGACTGTGGGGTCTTTCGTTGTTTGACACTGCAAATATACGCATAACATTTTAACTACAAAAAAATTTTCTTTTTATTTTCAAAAAAAAACAATAAACCCGGAACGTTATACATTCCGGGCATAAATCAAAACAACCTCATTTGTTTATCTGTTATTTTAGCAACAATTGCATCAACTTTGCGTTCCCAACTTTCTAACGTTGCCAATTTCTCCGGGGTTGGGTTCCGTTTGTAACGTCTTTGGCTATGCCTCATCTGTTTTATAGCATTTATAAAATCAGTATATGTAACCATTTCTTGATATTTAAAAACATATCCACCAGCTTTCCCCCTTTGACCTTTTAGGCATTTTGAAATACTAGTTCTATCGACCCCCAATATAATAGATGCCTCTATTATTGAATTAAAATACACATTAATTTCGCCACTTATTGCAACTATTTTTTTTTCATTATGTGATTTTCTGTTTTCTATACTTCTCTTTTTTGTGATAATATTATTCGCGTTTTCTACTGGTGTAACCCAACGCAAATTTGAAACATAATTATTCCTCTTATTGCCGTCGATATGGTCAACACATGGTTTGTTGTCCGGGTTCGGAATGAAAGCGACCGCAACTAATCTATGTATTAATTTTGTAACATATTTATTACCGATACGTATATTAACCTGTTCATATCCATTAGAATGGATACATTTTTTTAGAAAGTTATTATCATGCTTTATATTCCCAAAATTTGATATGTAATACGATGGAAATATTTCTTTATATTCTTCAAATTCTAATCCCATAATCTATTATGTAAATAATTCGGTAAATTACTTTTTATCCAATCCATATTGTTAGCTAACATATAACGTCCAAAGTGCATTATCAAAGTTGCATCGCATGAATACATAGTTTGTTTTATCTCTGGATATAGTGATTGTGCTATATCTTTATATCTTTTTTTTCTGTCTTTTTTATCTTCATTTTTTATTCTTATCCTTAGTTTTTGCTGCCACGAAATAGGGGCTATTAGAACAAACGGTATTTCGGCGACGGTTATAATGGCTTTCAATTGCTCAAAGTTTGCAAGCATTTTTTGTATGCGGTACAATTTACCCATATTTACGCCATCGGCACCAAGCGTTACATCATCCGGGCGCACGCTCAATTTTTCCAGAAAAATGATCGGCGAACAAATGCTTTTCAGATACTCCAAATAATTACGCAATTCTGTTAAATCCTTTGGCATTTTCATTGCTTTTATATTTTGGTTGGGGCGCCATGTTACAATACCGCCATTGCTTCCCGGGTCAATTCCCACTACTGCTGAAATTCTTATATTTTTTTCCATATATAACCTCCCGCTTTCTTTGATATCCCTTTTATATTATTTGAAATAGATGTTATAATTTTCATAATTAAAATAAAACTTGCTGTCTTTGAAACTCAATTAATCTTTTCTTTGCTTGTTCATAATAAACCGGGTCTTTTTCAATTATAGTTAAATCAAAGCCCAATTTATGTGCGGCTATTGCATGGCTCATACTTCCGCCGTGCGTGTCCAATATCCTTTGACCGGGTTCTGCAAAATTTTGTAATAGCCATTCATATAATATTATTGGTTTTTGTGTGGGGTGTATTTTTTCTTCTTTGACTGAACTTTTACCTTGTAAATTTCCATAATATCTATAATCAAAACATTTTGCAGGACAATTAAAATTAGTCCACGCAAACTCACCATCTGAAAAGTTAGGAACCGGATTTTGTTTGTACCAAAATATAAAACATTGGCATGGAGGCAATTTATAATAATTTCCACCCCATATTATACATTTATTAGAAATTCTGAAAAGTTCGTCAAAATAAATATCATTTGGTATATCATTATCCCAATTCTTTTTTTCATGCTTTGACCTTGCAGGTTTTGCAGCGTAATCAATTCCGTATGGCGGGTCAACAATTGCCAAATCAAAAGATTTATCACTTTGGGATTGCATAAACTCCATGCAATCCCCGTTTATTAATGTTATGTTTCCACATTTTTCAATTTTCATCTTTATATCCTACCGCTTTTGTAAAATAACCTATTACGCCAATTATAAAGCAAACAATAAATAGTTCCATATTTAAAACTTCATGTAGTTATCAACTTGCATTTCCTCGGAAATCATCCGGTCAAATGCTTTTATAATCTCCTTTTTCCGGGCAACCTCAAACGCCGTAAAATCAATTTCCGGGCTTTCGGTTCCTTTTCGGCGAACTTGAAACGCTGTATATTGGTTTATTATTCCACGGGATACACGCTGCATATACCGGGCAAACGCTTCTTTTCGGTCGTCCTCTTTAACTTGTACATCATCAGCCAACCCGCATTTTTGCAACCATTCATACAAAAACATATCATCAGTTAGCCCCAATATTAATTTCCCGGTGTATTTGTAGCAAAGGAAAATATAACGGTTCCGCCATTGTCTTTGTATCTCAAATTGCCGTATTTGCTGCGGCGTCATTTCGCCTTTTGGTTCCGGCAATACTTTAAACGCTTTGTCAATTACGACGTTCTGTTTTCGCTTGTATGCGTTCAATATCTTTGAAAGATAATCCGCATTGAATTGCTGATAATGATTTTTATCCGGGTTCCCGTGTTTATCTTTCGGCAAAAATTCGTCTAATTCCCCGGTCGTCGCCAACTCAAAAGCTATCTTAATATCCGCCAACGTCATATCAGAGTGATAACGTTTCAGAATATCCAACAACCGGGATTGTATATAATTCCAATCATTTTCATTCTGTGGTATTGTATAACCAACGTCCATTGCTATACGCTTAAACAACAACGAAAGATTTTCAACTAATTTTGCATCGTCAATTTCCGCAATTGGTGTTTTTGTTGACGCTGCGAAAACATATTTTTCAACTGGGTTTAATGCTTTGGCAACCTCCGGCAATTTCATCATTCTACGGCGTACTTCAATGGCTTTTGTTCCGGGCTTGGTATTATATATTTCTAAAGCCGTATTTTCTTTTTTTTCAATAGCTCCCATATCAATCAAAATCATTGTTTAAATACTTCATCATATCCGCAATTTCTTTGCTGCTTTGTTGCTCTGTCTTCACGGAACGTTTCATTTTTTCCCATTTTTCGTATTTTTCGTGGGTTGAATCATATTCTAACGCCGCCCAACCTTTTGAAATGCTTTCTTTTATCAGAATCAGCGCAAATTCTTCCGGGTATTTACTCAAACCATTTAAGTTTGCTTGTATCGCTGAAAAACTCTTTTGCGACGTTCTCCATTTCGGTTGACACATCAAAATATAAAAGTTCCGTTTAAATTCATCGCTATCAAATGGGAATACAAGTTTTGCAAAGTAATTATCAACTTTATCAATTACTTGTTTTCTGACGTCCAACAATTCCGGGGTAAACCCATAAACAATACTTGCTTTAACTGTTTTTTCTTCGTTAGAAAAATTGTCTTGTGAAAATCCGTTTGGATTTTCTTTTGAGGCTTTAGCCTCTTTCTTCATAGTATTATTATTAATATTATTATTATTATTAATATTATAGTCTTGTAGTCCGTTTTCGGACTGATTAAAGTCCGTTTTCGGACTGTTGTTTAGTCCGTTTTCGGACTGCTGTATATTAAAATTATAGTCTTGTAGTCCGTTTTCGGACTGATTAAAGTCCGTTTCGCTTCTGTTCCATGTTTTACATTTTTCTGTAAATCTTAGATACTTTGTTTTCCCAAAAGAACTCAACTCAATAAATCCTCTGTCTGCAAGTTCTTTAATGTTTTTGTAAACTCTTTTAGGGATTGAAAAAAGCAACGGAAAATCATCTACCATTTTTTTTTCTGAATATTGATACCAAACAATGCCATCAACCGTAATTGTATTAGTCCACGTTGGCAATGTCATACACGCTGCAAGCGTTGTTGTTTGAACAATAGTCAGTTTATTTGCAATGGCGAATCTTTGGTCAATCAAAATATTGTAAGTCATAATTAAAAAAAGAAAGCCCCAATTAGAGCCGTTACACATCTAAAAGGGGCTTTGTAGCTAATTAGCAAATATCTTTCAATCGGTAACGGTCGATCGTTTTACGCCACAAATATAATACTTTTTTTTTATTCCAACAAATGTACGGGCTTAAATGCTTCTTTTACCGCAAACAAATTTCCCTCACTTTCGTTTGGAACAATCGTAACAACCGGATAACGGGAACGGTCGCCGGGCTTTTGAGAAACTGCAAATTGTACGTTCATATCAAAGATAATTCCTTTGACGAACTTCTTTTCTTCCAATATGGCGTCGAATGTATCACGGATATTGGGTATTGTTGACGCCGTACCCTTTGTCGTGAATTGCCATACCCCGCCAACGCCACGAACCAACGGAATAATAAAAGTTACGGTTAACGTTACAATCCATCCGTCGCCGCCATTCTTAACAGCCCGGTTTGGGTGTTTTTTCGCAACGCCTGCCATTAAATCGGGATAATCTTTTGTACTGTATTGTGCATATTGTTTCCCGTTCCATACAAAGAACGTTTCCCCGTCGCCGTATGCAACCAATTTACCAGCATCATCCCTATATTGATATTCTTCCCTGCATGACTTTTCCGGTTCATCATAAACAAATACTATTTGTATTGTTTGCGGTTTATCCCCGTATGCTTGATTAAATAGCCCTGCATATTTTCCGGTGCTTACAAAATAATCTATACTTTTAGGCAATCCCTTTTCATCTTTTATGCCAACTTTTATTTTCCCAATTATAGGTAATGATATTCTATTTATTGGTTCATTACGCATTATTCTACCTTTCATTTTGAGCCTCCTTTCTTCCAAATATATCCTCCGACTGTGTGTCTTTTTCCTAATATTACTTTACTTATATTTTGCCTTTTTATTCCAGTAGCATTTTCAGCGTCTATTGCCCCATCGTACTCTGCAATATATTCCCCTTCAGAGGAATATTGTAAAACCTTCCTTTTTCTATTTTTGGAAATTCGTTCTTGCCTTGTCCCATATTTCAAATTGTATTCAATAGTACACCATTCAAGATTTTCCATTCTATTATTTAATGGATTTTCATCTTTATGATTAATGCAAGGCAAATTATTAATGTTAGGAATAAATGCTAATGCCGCAAGTCTATGTACAAAAAATTTTTTTGCAACTCCATTAACATTTAATTCAACGTTATAATATCCCTTTACTATTCCTTGTTTTAATATTTTGCTTTTTGTTGATATAATAGTTTTTGAACAAATT